GATATTTCCATCCTCGCTATCACGGTGAGGTTAGTGAATTATTTAAGTCCCAATTCGGAGCTACGGCTTTTACCAAACATGATCTGAAATATAACACCATGTGGTCAAGGTTGTCTGGGTCAAGTGACACAAGTCCATTGAATACAATCGACAATGCACTGATTGCGTACATAACACTACGTGAGAGCAACCGCAACTCTGAGGAAGCATGGAACGCATTAGGACTTTACGGAGGAGATGATGGCTTAACCGCCGACGTCAGCGCCGAAGTATACGAGCGTGTTGCAACGCGCATGGGACACATCCTGAAAGCGGAGGTGCGGGTCAATGGTAGCTGGGTCCCTTTCTTGGGCCGCTATTTCTTGGACCCCTGGACAAAACCGGATTCTGTTTGCGACATACAACGTCAGATCCGTAAGCTACATATTACTTCATCACCAGTCACTGTTCCTACGAATTTGGCATTATTTCGTAAGGCGCAAGCATTCCTTATAACGGATCCAACTACTCCCTTCATTTGGGAGTGGGCGGCATATGTATATGGATTCTTGGCGCCCGACTTTACCAACGATACATCTATGATCCATGAGACCAACTTGGACATATCTTGGTTTGCCAAGTATGAAACAACAGAACAGTGGATTCACCCACCAGTTAATGATCAATCGGCCTATGAGTTGGCCTGTTTCCAATTGGGTGTAACATCAACTGAGTTGAATAATATTATGGTTCACATATTCCACAATCGACCTTGGATTTCTTTCTTATCAACTAACTTTGAGATCTTCGAACACTTACAGGTCGAAATCGGCGTAACAGCCGTCGTGAATGGTGAAATCATTGATCCACCTGTCCAGGTTGTGAAACAACCCGAAAATGCCAAAACCAACCCGTTGCAGCAACCAAGCTCATCACTTGGAACGCAGTGGAAATTGGGAAGCCGAACAAATCTGTCAAGTGCCGGAGCGCCACGGAACATTGGGAAAACCAATACAAGTGGTAATCAGCCATGGCCGAAAGGAGCGCCGCGAACAGCTACATCAACAACAACTACGTCGCAGCCGAAGCCCAGTTCGAACATACCCACCAGTCAGCCCGCCCAGCGAGCCCCGGCCCAATCCTCCCGAAGAAAACGAGGTGGGCGTGGTTCCCGACCCGGCGGATCAAATGGTGGAAATTCCCCTTCAACACACCCCAAACCCCG